CCTCGCTTCTTGAGAAGCCCATCTTCTCCTCGAATAGTTCTTCGTTCTTCTCCATGTTGCCTATTTCTATTGCTTCCATGTTTTTCTCCTTCTGGTTTAATAAATAATCCTATTCCGTAACAAATAGCCTCTCCCAGAAACTTCATAGCTTTAATTGAATATCTTTTTTTCCCTACCTTACCATCAGACATATCATATGCCATTTGTTCAGCCCATTTTAAGGCTAGTGGTTTAACCATTTCGTAAACACAACCTTTATTTCTCATTTTATTTGCTATAGGTTTTCCCCAAATAGCGTAACCATTATATATTTTTCTATTTACAGATTGTCCATATCTTTGGTCATATTTATATATACTTATAGGCATTTGTTTCATTTCATACAAAGCAGTACATATAAATGTAGATGATGGAGTATCGTTACCAGCTTCTTGTTGATTTTCTTTTGTTACAGCTCTAGCAAAGTCTTTGTCATAGTTTTTTGAATTTGTAATATTACTTTGATTAATATTATCTTCTGCAAATTCACTTGTTGATTTTAGATTGTCGTCCATACTTCTTGATAAAGCATAACTTCCCATTGCTGATTTGAAGTCATCACCTTTTATACCAAATTCATCAGTTTCGCCTGTCATTTGTTGTGCAAATCTTCCACTTGTAAATGGTTGTGTTGAATATGATTGTTTAAAACCACCAGTTACATCATTAAGTTCTTCTAATTCGTCTCGAGTATAAGCTCTATTTTGTATAGGTGCCAAATCTAAATCTGGTCTTTTACTCATCATGAAGTCTTGTATATCATCACGAGTGATATTGTTAGTGGTAGAATAAGGGTTATTCTCTTTAAATGCCTTAATATCATTCATTAAAGTATTTGTGGCACTATCATTCATACCAGAAGATACAGACGTTTCTTTAAATCCTTTATCAACACCAAAGAATTTATTGGCAGAGTCTTCTAGTTGGTATTTACCTATTGCTTGACCAATATTAGCAAATCCACCGACAAAAGGTAATGCACCAAATACAGTTGATGGTCTAAGTGTAAAATCTACACCAAAGTTTTTAAGAGGTTTAAAACCTCCTTCTTCTGCTAAGACACCTTCTCTTATTCTTGCTACATCACTTCTAGTGAATTGAGGTTTCTCTGCCATATTCTTACCTATGTATTAATTTGTTTATACATATCATCACTATAGGTTCTATCTTTACCAAGAGAACGTTCATAATCAGAAACAGAACCTTCATCTCCCATATCTTGAGGTAATCTACTTAATGCTCCCATCTCTTTATCAGACATTGCACCCTCTGTCATGGCTTCTGGCATAGTCATATCATCACCTAATGCTTCAATCGCATCTGTCATTGAAATGCCCATTGACATCAATGCACCAACCGCTTCTCTTATTTCATCTGTAACAGAACCACCCATGGCATTTTCTAACATATTTAATTCTTTATCAGACATTACTCCACCCATTGAAGCCATAGATGCATTTGCTACTCTATCTTTTAAAGCTTTTTCCATAGAAGCCATTTTACCAACATTTGCATTGTTTGCAGACATACCTGCACCACTACTCAACATTTCAAGTTCTTTATCGGACAAAATACCTTTGGCTCTATTTATCATATCCATAAAGCCTTTTTGGCTTATTGGAGGTGTATTTAAATTTTTAAGTTTTGGGTCAGTAATGTCTGGCATCATTGGTTCCATATCATTACCTGTTGGGTTCATTTCTCTGTTTGATACAGAACCTTTTCCCATATTAGGCATTAAAGAGTCTAAACCCATATTTAACGAAGGGTTAATTCTTTCTTCTCCCATAGAGTCTTTTTCCATATTCTTCATCATTTGTAAATATTCTGCTCTACTAGCCATTATAAAACTCCTTTATCTATTTGTTTAGCTATATTCTTTTCTCGTATTATCATTAATTCTTGTTGTAACTTTGCCATTTTAGCTTGTAAATCTTGATTTAACTTGGCTTGTTCTATAGCTAAATCTTGTTTTGTTTCAGCATCTTTAATTTGCATATCTTGTTTTGCTTTTGCGGCTTCAATTTCCAGCTCTTGTTTTGTTCTCATCTGTAACATTTGTGCTTCTAATTGTGCTAATTGTTGTGCAAATTGTAAAGGATTACCTTGTTGTTCTTGTTGCCCTAAATTAGTAATCGCTTGGATTTGTGCCATTTGAGGTGATTGTTGTACTACCTCTGATGCTCTTTGTGATATTTGCATATCAAGTTCTGGTGATAAATCTGCAAATTTAAATTTTGGGTCACGAATATCTGGTAATGGTGCTAGAGACATACCAATAGCTGTTTGCATTCTTTGTCTATACAATAAAGCAATATGTTCTGCAATATGAGCTATTAATACTGGTTGTAGATTTCTTGCACCGGGATTTCCTCCTAGTGATGGGTCTTGTATAAATTGCATATGAACTGCTATATGTGCATCATGGTCTTGTTCTGGAAATGCTCTTATTGGTTTTCCATACATAACAGACATATTTTCATCTACTGGGTCAATTCTTACAGCTTCTTCTGGTTCTTTTAAAACTTCACCAATATTAGGTATTCTTAATGCCTCAAGCATTCTTTTATGTGTATCATACATATCATATAATTGTGGTGCTGATTGTGATAATTGTAATACACTCTGTGCTTGTGCTATTCTTTGTGCTGTACTAAATATATTGGGGTCTGAAACTGGTATTATATCTATTGTACTATCAAAATCTGTGGAATAAATAGTTGTGGTTACACCAGATAATGCAAATTCAAATTGTTCTGGTAAATATTTTGCATTTGATTTTGCTAATAGTTTAAATTCTTGACCTTGTGAATAATGAAGCCTTTTATGAATAGCACTAAATGCTTTACTACCTTGTTCAATGAGAGCAACAGTAGAACCAACAGGTGCATTAGGGTTTACATCTCCAACATTTAAATCTGCTGTACTAGCAAAACGTCTACCTGCATCAACAATAGCGTTCATTAAATTAAACAAAGTACCAGATGGTTCTTTAAATGGTAAAGGCATAATAGCCTTATTAACATCATCAACAGTAGCATCTAAATCTGCAAATTCACCGGGATTAACCTGTAAATCACCACCTGTAACACGACCTTTAAGTTTAAAGCCACCTTGCATATTACTGAAAGCCGCTGAATCTAACAATGCTCTTAAAGAACCTGTTGCCGCTTTTCCAAGACCACCTATTAAATGATAAAGACCAAATCCATAAAAACCTGTACCCGGTAAAAATCTATAAGATACAAAATAGTTTTGTCTTAATCTTTTTTTATCTTGTTCTTCCCAATTTCTTCTTACAGATACCATCTTTTGTGTATCGTAATCTACAGTAACAACATAAGGAAATGCCACCATATCTTTATTTTCGTCTGCTGAAACAACACCATCTATTCCATCAAATGTATCGTACACGTGCATTTCAATTAATGTAACTGTTTCATTAAATTCTTCATCGCCAGATGTTGTAACACCTTCAATGTCTTCTCCAATATTTCCTGCAGGGTCATAATCACTACCTGCAAATTTAATTGGTAGATAATAACCACCTTCAACATAACGATTATAATCGTTTCTTGGCATTCTTATTATATGTGAATATCTAATAGAGGTAAGTAAATCTTTACTATCTGGTGCAACAACAAAATCTTCTGCCTTAACAAACTGTGAACATTGTCTATCTAAATTTACATCAAAGTAAACTTTTTTAAAGGCATGACCTATAAGTGGTAATTGAAATAACATTGTATCTAAATCTGGAAAATACTCTGGCATTTCTTGTGTAATTTGATAATTCATATAATCTTTTACACGTTTTGCTTGTTCTTCTAGTTCTTCTGTTGGTTCTCCAATAATGGTAGTCTTAACTGGTCCTCCAGATGGATATAGTTCTGCAATGGCTTTGGCATTAAATTGTGTTGCCGCTTCAGCAATCATAGGGTGTACGACTGTACTTAAACCTCTTACTGCTCTGTTCTGTTCTTCTTCTGTTAATCCACCATCTGGTTCAAGTGTTTCTAAACCTTGTTTATATCTACTTTCCCATTCAGACCTAGCTTCTTTATCACTTTCAAATGCTTCTAAAAGATTTGATGCTTTTCTATCTGCTTCGTCTTCATCAATTTCTTCTGCTATATTTTGGTCGTGTCCGTCTGTAACTTCTACAAGGTCATCAAGCGAAGGTTCACCAATTAATACTTCGTTATTATCAATTTCTTCTATTTGTAAATTATCTGCAGGAGCACCTTCTTGGAAAGGTATTACGTTGGGTTGTTTAGCCATATAAAGTTAACCTCTTTTGCTCTAAGTAATCGTCATCATCGTCCGCATCACTTGAGTGTGTTATAAACCAACCTTTTCTCAATCTTAACCATGCTTGTGTGCATGTATCAACTATATCATCATTATCGCCTGCTGGAAAGGCTGAACATATATCAATCAAATTTTTAGCCCACTTCTTATTTTTAGGATACCATATTCTACCATCTTCTAGCAAGGCAGAACTTGCATGTGCCCTAGCTTGTTTATCTCTATCTGGCGAATACTCTAGAACTGGTATACCTGCCATTCTTAAATCTTGTATAAGACTTTGACCACTTGCTTTCTTTTCTATCAGGACAACATCAGGTTCGTAATCTTCATATGCTTCTTGTGCAATTCTTCTTAAATCTGGATAACTTACTCTATCGTACCACATATCAACCACGATAGCATTGAAATAACCATTATGTTTGAAAACTCCCCATGTTGTTCTGGCACTGTAAGAACTTGTTTCTTTTGTACTAAATGCTGTGTCATATGATTGGATTAAATATTCTATATCTGGTAAATCTTCATATTCCCATTCACTCCACCATGAAGCCTTTAAAATGCCACCACCTCTTGGCATTGGTCTTTGTTGTAGTTGTCCAGCAGAACCATAGGAACCTAAGCTTTTTTCTAAATTTGTTATTGTTTTTTCATCAATTCGTTTAGGCCATAAAAGTTGTCCTTCTTCTTGTCTTGGGTCAATGAAGCCTAAAGATGAGCGACTTTTTGTAGGGTGGTCTGGTTCATATCTAGCAGGTAAACAAAGATGGTCCCAATCTTCAAACTCATTTGCTAAGATATGACCTGTTAAATCTGTTTCGTGTACTCTTTGCATAATAATTATAAATGCACCATTTTTTGGGTCATTCAATCTTGTTTGCATCGCTTGGTCCCACCAATCTAATACACCTTGTCTAACAAGACCACTCTCTGCCTCTCTAACATTGTGTGGGTCATCAATAACAATAATATCTCCACCTTCTCCAGTTAATGCACCATCTACAGACGTAGCAATTCGCATACCTGTTTTATCGTTTTCAAATCTTTGTTTTTGGTTTTGGTCTGATGTAAGCCTAAATGTATCACCAAATGTATTTTTATACCATTGACTGTCAATTAGTCTTCTACACTTTACACTATCTCTAATAGATAAAGAACCAGCATAACTTGCATATAAGAATTTTTTAGTAGGGTCATTTGTCCATGTCCAAGCAGGCAAAGCCACTGATACAGATATAGATTTCATATGTCTGGGAGGTACGTTTATAATTAATCGTTTGATATCACCTTTAGCGACTGCTTGTAAATGGTCTGCAATAGCATCTATATGCCAATTATCATTATATTCACGATTAGGTTCTATCGTTCCCCATGCTTCTTTGATGAATAGTTTGAGCGACCTTCGCATCTTCTCCGCTCTCACTCTCGTCAACGAGTGCATATTTAAGTGTTCTTTCAAGATTGTTGAGGTCGTCATCAGTTAATCTGCTAATATCTAGCACCTTTCTATCTTCAATGTTTATATCTTGTATTATTTCTTGCTTATCTGTTTGACCTAACATTTGTTTACCAAGCCAAATCGCCATTGTAGGATTATTGGTTTCTTCCATTATCTGAATTTGCCTTCGTCTTAAAGATAACTTACCTGTTGCTCTACCTTTCTCTATTGCTTTTCTAACATCTAATTCGTTAGCAAACTTATCTTCTAGTGTTCTTAATGGTATATCAAAGTATGCTGATATCTCTGGCATAGTGCAATTTAACCTTGAAAGTCTCTCTAGTTCTTCAAGATTTAAAATTATTTTAGGTCTACCAACATTTTTGACTTGTTTTTTAGTCTTTTTAATTGGCTTTTTTTGTGTTGTTTCATTCATCTTTTTTTTAATACCACGAAAATTAATTAAGTTTCAATCTTTTTTAACTTCATTCCATAATTATTTACACCTTTTTTAGGTTTATAATCTTCACAGAAAACAAGTTTATTCTCTTTTTTAAATTTATTGTAATTAACATGATGGTGATGTCTTCCATACCTCCATACAAGTTTAGTAACATCTGGGTGTAGTCTCATTTGCATATTAGATTTAGGAATAGTTCCTTCTTCAGCGTAAAACTCGTCTGTGTTCCCACCCTTTAGCGTTTGTGTATTTGCTTTCTCTTGTAAGAAAACATTAAACTGAACAGTACACCAACCTCTTTTAAGTATTCGTAAAGACAAATCAGTATCTTCATTATACCTACCTCTCCATCTATCTGGTAAAGGTAAGTTGTTTTTAATTAAATTACATGAGTATATTCTAGTATTTACTGTGAATGGTCCATATTGATGTGCCCACTTATCTATTACAAAGAATGTATAATTTGGACCTGCCATTCCAATATTTTTATATCTTACAACAAAATCTTCCATAACTTTGAAAGGTGTTCCATCTATGCATTTTATCTCTAAGTTATTTTGCCATCTTCTAAAACATTTAATGTTATCGTCCATAACCCAATGGTATTCATAACCTCTATCTATAGAATGTTGCCAAATAAAGTTTCGAGCAGGTCCCGGTCCCTTAGATTTTCTATCGCCTAAATCGTCGCACGTATCATACTCGTCTTGGTATGTCTTATCTAACACAAGGATATTCTTTTTCTTCACCACCTTCGCATAATCAGCATAGTCTTGTTCTTCTATAACTACTGTGTAAGGAACCTTCATTTCTTCTAAGGCTTTTATTGTAAGTCTACTTTCTGCCCTACCTTTAGATGGTATATAAATTGGGAATTTGTTTTTAACTTTCAAAAGCCTTATCCTTTATTACATTCTTTTCTATTTTAGGGTACCAAATGTACTTTGTTTTATCTGTGTAATCTTGTTTTATAATTTGAAAAAACTTATCCATTGAATCTTGGCTTACAAAATTTATAGTTAGTGACCTAAATGGAGACTGGTCTTCATGGTCAAAAGCAGGCATATCTTGCCAATGTTCCTCATGTTCTAACCAATCTCTTGATTTATGGTCTGGTTGAAATACTATTGTTTCTAACTCTTGTTGTTCAAAGCCTAAATCGTCAAGGTTAAAACCTATATCATTCAATAAATCCATTTCAAATTTCAGTAATTCATAATCCCACGTGCTATCTTCTGATAACCTATTGTCTGCTATTCTGTATGCCTTTACAGCTTCTTCTTTCATATCACTTGCAACATGAACTGGAACTTGTTTCATTTTTAAATGTTCTGCACCCATTAATCTTGTATGACCAACAATTACTACATAGTCTTTATCAACAACTATAGGTTGTCTCCAACCGTATTTCTCAAGCGATTTGGCTATCTTTTCTCCGTTTTGATTTTTACGAGGATTTTTTTCGTATGGCTTTATTTTTTCAATGTCTATCATTTCTATTTTCATTTATATATCCTTAGAATAAGTGGTATTGTTCATCTTCGTTAATGATTGGTTGTTTGTTTTTACTATTTCTTAACTTATATACATCAGACAAACTAAGTTCATTTTCTCTAAGTCTTTGATATAACTCATAATTTATAATTT